CAGCTTAGATTATTTAAGCAAATAAATGATAGAAGCCCTACATATGAAGAAGCGGAAAAATTAACAAACAAAGTTTTTGAGGAATATAATCTATTAAATACTGAGAATCTCGCATCAACTTTTCCAAAGCCTGAACTAATGAAATCTGAGCAAAAGAGAAATGCTCGATCTTTAACAATTAATGATATTGATGATATAGAAAAAGATACAAAAAAACATTACCTAGAAAAAAATAATAACAATAAAGAACTAGTAGAACGCGACCTTGATTTCGGAAGGGAAATGCTCAAAATAAACAAATGGCGACAATTTATTATTGAAAATGAACGCATTAAACGCATTAAACAAGAACGTATTAAAAATCAAAATAAATAGGACTTATGAGTAGGCAAATTTCTGAACAAAACATAGAATCTTTAAATGATTATCACACATATGTAAAAGATCAAAATGCGTATGAAGCAGCAGCAGCAGCAGCTTTTGCAGAAAAAGAACAGCCTATAGAAACTCAACAGCAACCAATTATAGATGAACAGCCAGATGTTCCACAAATACCAAAGGAAGGGCTTTTTAAGCGATTTGTTAAGGATGTTGCAAGAGGTACTATTGGAGAAGGTGGAAGAGCTATAGTAAGTGGATCAACAAAAGGTATTAACCAAATGTTAGATATAGTTGATGATACCGCTCAATGGCTAAATGAGAATGTTGTTGAACTGCCACAAACAGAAAAAAAATTTACATTACCTCAACCAACTTTTGGAGTAGATAAAGCAGAAAGTCCAAAAAGTGTTACAGGCAATATAATTGAAGATATAATGGAATTTTTAACTGGTTTTGGTGTTGCTGGTAGGGCAATGAAAGGGTTTAAGGCAGGAACCAAAACTAAAAAACTAGCTAAAAGGACTGGTCAAGCTGCTCTTGGTGACGTGTTAGCTTTTGATGAGCAAGAAGAGAGGCTATCAAATATAATTCAAGATGTACCTGCATTACAAAATCCAGTAACAGAATTTCTTCAAACTGATGAAGATGATTCTGTCGCAGAAGCTAAATTTAAGCAAGCAATAGAAGGGATTGGACTTGGTTTAGCTGGTGAAGGTCTAGGAAAAGTAATTCAAGTTTTACGCAAGAATAAAAAAGTAAAACAGAATATAGAGGCAGAATTAGAAGCTGTAGAAAAAGTGCCAGAAACTGGACTACAAGTTGAACAACTTAGCATGTTAGGAAAAGCAGATAGCGAAGATTTTGTTTTTACAAAAATGCAAGCAGCAGTAAAAGAAACTGAAGGTTTAACAGCAAAGCAAATTGATGAATTAGCTACAAAGAAACCAACAAATGCAGATGATATACAAATAAACTTTGCTCGAATAAACGGTCCAGAAGATTTAAAGCAAGCAATGCAAGCTTATGCTAATGAAATGCAGTTATTGCCTAAAGTACAAGACGCGCGTCGTGGTGTTAGATCTAATGAAGTTACTTTGCGAGCAGCCGAAGATATAGACGGTTTTCAAACACTTCTAGAAAGAAGAGAAGGGCAGCCTTTAAATGCTGAACAAATAACAGCGGCTAGAAATTTTTATTATAATACTTCAAATAAGTTAATGGAGCTTGCAAAAAAAGCAGCAAGTCCAGAAGCAACAGACGTTGATCAATACGCTTTTCGAAAAATAGTTGCTTTACATCATGCAGTCCAAAAGGAACTTTTAGGAGCAAGAACAGAAGGAGGGCGATCATTTCAAGCTTGGGCTATTCCAATAACAGGAACACCAACAGAAAAGCTAAAAGGCATGGAAGAAATATTAAATATACATGGTGGTCCAGAAGCAGGAAAAGATTTAGCCAAAAAACTGGCATCTTTTGCAGATGGTCAATTAAATACTACACAAATAAACTACATAACTCAAAAGTCTGCTTATGCTCGTACAAAAGATGCGCTAGTTGAAGTATGGACAGGGGGGATGTTGACTAATGCGACAACACATTCAAAAAACCTTTTATCTAATACAGCAACAACTTTAATGTTAGGATTTGAAAGATATGGTCAAGCATTGTTACCACAAAGCAACGTTACTATAGCAGAAGCAAATGCCTATTTTAAAGGGTTGGTTGAATCACAGAAACTTGCTTTTGCTAATGCAGGAAAAGCTTTTAAAACTGGTCAAGTAACAATTGGAATGGAAAAAGTCGAGTTACCAAGAGTTCGTGCTAGCTCAAGAGATATATTAGATTTACAAGGCATGGCAAAGCCTTTAGGGTATGCGCTAGATTATTATGGTAGAGTTGTAAATATAGCATTTAAGGCTCTTGCTGCTGGCGATGAATACTCAAAAACTGTTTTATATAAAGCACAATTAAATGCTCTAGCTACAACAGAAGGTATAACAAAAGGTTTAAAAGGTGAAGAATTAAGAAATCATATTGCTAATTCTATTAGTTCTCCTAGTCAATTATTACAACAGCAAGCCATTGATTTTGCTGATTATGCAACATTTACAAACCAACTCGGTAAAACTGGTCAACAAATACAAAGAATAATAAGCACAAATCCTTCTTTAAAATTTGTAGTACCATTTTTTAAAACACCTACAAACATTTTTAAATTTACTTACGAAAGAACACCTTTAGCATTAACTTTGCAAAAAACACGAAAAGATTTAGCAGCGGGAGGTGACAGGCAAGCAGAAGCTCTGGTAAAAATAGGGATGGGGTCAAGCTTAATGGCTTTAGGCGTTGATATGTCTATTAATGGTAATATTACAGGTGCAGGGCCTTCAAACCCAAAAACAAGGGCGGCTTTAAAACGTACAGGTTGGCAGCCAAACTCAGTAAAAATTGGTGATACTTATTATAGTTATGCAGGATTAGAGCCTTTTTCAACATTATTTTCTTTTAGTACTACAATGGCAGAGGTTTTAACTAATTATGAAATGTATGATATTGAAGCGCAAGATGAAGTTGATAAAGTTACAACAGCTTCTATTTTAGCATTAACAGATGCAACAATAAACAAAACCTTTTTACAAGGAATATCAAATTTAATGGACGCATTTTCAGATCCAGAGCGCAAAGCCGAATCTTTTGCTCAAAGGTTTTTGAGTTCGTTTGTACCAGCAGGAGTAGCAGCAGTTGAAAGGGCAGTTAATCCAGAGCGAGAATATGTAACTAATATTACAGATGCTTTTAAAGCAAGAATACCAGGTTTTTCAGAAGATGTTCCAAAACGTAGAAATGTATACGGAGAAGTAATTCAATATAGATATCCTGATGAAAACATTTTAGATCAAACAACATCAGGAATTACTAGTTTATTTAATCCTTTTTACGCAAGCAAAGAAAAAGATAGTCCGCTTGATGAATATTTGTTAAAAGAAGGTTATAGTGTTAGTATGCCATTAAAAACACAGACTTTTGATGGCGAAAAAATTAATTTAAGAGACTATGGAGAAATATATTCCAGAATGTTAGAATTAAGAGGGCAGGAAATAGAATTAATTCAATACAACAATCAAAATATGAAAGATGCTCTTACAAGCCTAATAGATAGAACATTGCCACAATCTATTGCGTTTTATAGTAGTTTTACAGATGGAGAAGAAAAGCAGGATATTATAAATAAGATACAAAGAGATTATATAAAAGCAGCTAAAGAAAAGTTACGTGAAGAGTATCCTATTATTGACCAATTAGTTTTGCAAGCTAAACTAGAAAAACAGAATAACGAGGCATTATAATGACAGTTACAGCAAACGAAAGAAGAATACAATATGAAGCTACAGCAGGACAAACAGTTTTTCCCTATCCTTTTCCTATACAACATGAAAGTGAAATTACAGTTATTCAAACATTAGCATCTGATGGAACAAGCACCACCCTTACTATTGCAACAGATTACACAGTATCAGGGGTTGGCGATGCTTCAGGCGGTAATATTACTTTAGTCAGTGGAGCTGCATTAGATGATATTATAACGGTCGTTGGTGCAACCCCTACTACAAGAACAACGGATTTTAACCAAGCAGGTGATTATTTCGCTGACGAGTTAAATGCACAACTAGACAGGATAACACATATCTTACAAGAAAACGAAACAGAAACAAAAAGAGCGTTTTTATTGAAAGATGAAGACACAGCAACATCGGTTGAGCTTCCTATAACAAGTGTTAGATCTAGCAAATACTTAGCTTTTGATTCTAGTGGTGACCCAATAGCAGCAGATGGGACGGCTGAATCGCCAACAACTGCATTTATGAAAACAGTATTAGAGGCAGAGACAGCAGCAGCAGCAAGAACTACTTTAGATGCTCAAGAAGACGTTATCACAACAAGAGGTGATTTAATTAGAGGTTCATCATCAGCAGCAGCGGAGAGATTAGCTCTAGGGACTGCAAATCAAATATTAACCTCAGACGGAACAGATGCTAACTGGTCAAGTGATATTAACGTCACCGATGCTACAGTAAATGGTAAATTTAATACAAGTGTTGTTTCGCAAACTATATCAAGTGGAGCTATTGCGTACACTTGCGGACATATAAGATTAGATACAGAAGGCAGTGCTGCCACTGATGATTTAGATACAATATCTGGTGGTACAGTTGGCGATAGACTTGTTCTAAGAATATCTAGCAGTACAAGAAATGTTGTTATAAAAGATGGTACTGGTAATATTCAATTGTATGACAACAAGGATATTCTTTTAGATTTTACTATAGATAGCATAGAGTTAATCTATGACGGTGCAAATTGGTTAGCAATAGGCAGAATTGACAGTGATTTTGCAGCCTCTTTCAATACAAACGGTTATACTTATTTGCCAAATGGGCTAATATTTCAGTGGGGAGTTGTAAACTCACCGTCATCTATTGGAACAGTCACTTTGAATCTAACTTATTCAACAGCAAATCGCGGAGTATATTTGCAAGCAAGGAAAAATGATGGGGCTTTTAGATACGCTTTTTTAACAGGCACATTTTCAACCTCTCAATTTAGTTTTAAAATTGATGACTCTGGAGGTAGTGGAGCTAGTGCTGACAACCTATATTGGCAATCAATAGGATATTAAATATTAAATTATGACAAAAACAATAAAAGTAAAATACAATAAAGAAACAACAAAAATTGAGGGTTTTTATCCTAGTTTTATTAAATATAACAACATTGTCATTGATGAAGACGCAAAGACAATAGATGGCTTGCCATATATTGAGGTTACAGAAGAAGAACATCAAGCAGCTTTAGAGCTAAATATAGCTGCGGTTGTAGATGGCAAATTAACAGAATATACCAAAACCGATCAAGAATTAGTAGAGGAGCTTAAAAACTCTAAATTGGCAGCATGCAATTTTTATCTAAAAGCTACTGATTGGCAAGCAATAAGAAAAGTTGAATCAGGCGTTGATTTTAAAAAAGGGGTTGCAGACAATAGAGCTTTAGCAAGAAGCTTGCAAGATGATATTACAAATGCATCTACTGTTGAAGAATTAGAATTAATAAACACTGATTTTTAAGGTAAATTATGCAAAAGAAAGGTCTATATTCAAATATTCATGCAAAACGCAAAAGAATTGCTGCAGGAAGTGGCGAGAAAATGCGTAAAGCAGGAGCAAAAGGCGCGCCTACAGCAGCAGCTTTTAAGGCAGCAGCAAAAACAGCTAAAAAAAGAAAATAATGCCTAAAAAAAGAGCTGTAAGTCTATTGGTATCTAAAGGCGAAAAATCAAAAAAAGGTGGTCTTACAGAAAAAGGCAGAAAGAAATATAATAGGCTAACAGGAAGTAATTTAAAAGCACCAGTAACAGCAGAAGCAGCTAAAAAAAGTCCAGCTAAAGCTAAAAGAAGAAAGTCATTTTGCGCT